CAGCTTTAATGTTCAGAGGAGGGGCGATGACAGTCTGGCCTTTAAGCACCTCCGCATTAGACCCTGCCGGAGTTTCCTTAGATGTTTCGGGGACGGTTTGAAGGGCTACAATTTCGCTTCCTTTGCCTGCGAACAAAGGCGCGGAGGGGTACGTACACCTCTTCGATACATGGCAATCTTTTATTTCTTTTTTCATTGTAGTCCCTTTCAAAAGAACGCCGTCCGCACGGGAAACACAAGAAGCGAGACCGGGACTCCTCAAAAGCACCCGCGCAGACGGCAAATTTTTAAAAATAGTACAGGGGCGGTGATGTACCGTCAAGTTTGCTGTTAGTTATCTCTCCAGTTACTTACCGTGTTGGGGTAATCATAAGCATCACGATCGCATGTGTACCTGTAATCAGCATAAGGAGCGTAAGGGTGTCCATAGGACTGTGCTAGTAATTGCTCATGTACATACGTATCTGCGGTGAAATTAGCGGAGGATGCGCTCGAAGGATACACTCTAGGCTGGTACACATACCCCACTTTGGAGGAAATAGACTGGCTGGTACAAAAAAAGTACCAAAGGTCATCCCACGCCTGCACCAAAGGGGACTCCCACAAAGCACTAAAATCAAATTTCCAGCCCACCTGTTGTATATCGTAATCGTAGAAAGCAGTGCCTGTTCTATACACCGTAGGCATGTCCCCGCTATGGCTGTCGTACGCCTGAACACACATGTAAGGGGCCGGTTTGCTCATAGTCCTAATTCCACATTTTATAGTGTCCCACCTGCATATCATAGGAGGTGCTGTGTACAGTTGCCACGTCATTACCTGAGAGGTTTTCGACGTGGCGGACTCGTAAGATCTAACCCTGACCGTGGCAGATCCTATGCCCACAGCCACTGTGTCCCCACTATTAGCCAGAGTACCATGCGTCCCTGTAGGGATACTCCCGTCTGTTGTGTACATCATAAAACAACCATAAGCACAAGACAGTGTAATCTCCACAGGAACCATGAATTCATAGGTGTCCCCTGAGGAAAGTTGAGTGCTACCTATAAACCCTTCAGGGTCGGGTACTTCCCCGTAGATGTTGACGTTGAAAAACTCCGCTGACCCGTTGCTTTTGATAGCCCACCCCGAGACACCGGGGACGTGGTTAGCAGATTGCAGTACACTAAACACACCAACGCGCCACTCTAGCTCCTGCACGTTCAACCCCGTTCCTGTCCACCCTTCATCGGTCGTGGTAAACTCCCATGAATCTAAAACAGAAGAGAATTCGTTAACTATCCTGACGTACCCTATAGAAAAAGTACCGTCCGCTTCCACGTCAGCAGGGTAGATCCTTACTTGTCGGAGGGTCGCATCCCCCCATATAGTAGAGGATAAATCCAGATCCACATAAACATAATCTTCATCGGCTCCGAGGGCATTGAACGCTATGTACTGCCACGTGGTATCTCCTGAAGTGTTACAGAATCCGAATTTCCCGCTAAAGTTCGATGCTGACCCCTCCCGCTTGAGAATGAACTGAATCCTGTTATAGCCGGACACGTCTAAATCTAGATCATTGGGAGAATCTATGTAGACACCCGCTCCGCTTCCGGTAAAGGCTCCGTAGATAATCCCGTCCGCACCTGACCCGAGGATAGAGTCCCCCCGTACTTCGAGGTTAGAAAAAGCGGCATTCCCATTCCCGTCGATCTTGAACCCGTTCGAGGCATCGAAGTTATCGGATTTAATCGCGGCATTTCGAGACAGTAGGGTTATTTCTGCCGCCGATAAAGTACCCGTGGCTATTTTATCGGCAAAGAGTTCAATGATCTTGGCGGAAGAGATCACAGCGTCTTGAATGTTTGCTGTGTTGGTGATGATGGTGTTTGAGCTAACCGCATCTGCTGTTACCGCTCCTGTTGCTATTTTAGCCGCCGTGACTGCATTAGCGTTTATCTTGTCCGCAACCACAGCATTGGTGGCCAGCTCATCGGCTCTGATGGCTCCATCAGCTATAGCCACGTGTCCTACCTCCCCGTCCCCTATCTTCTCTGCTATAATAGCGTCATTTTGGATCATTGCCGTCGTAATAGAGTCCGGCCCGGGAGTAGCATCTACGTCGGATATCCCATTCCCTGAAACTTCAGCCGTCCAAGCACTGTAATTCCCTGAGGTATCTCTGGAGCGTACTTGGAAAAAGTACGTATTAGTATCCTCTACGGGAGCCGCGAAGAATGTAGCTCCGGTGTTTCCGATAATCTCAGCACCCTCCATCCCCATAGCGGCCGCCCGTCGAATCTCGTAGTAATCTAAGTATGTTACCCCCGATCCTGCTGTGGGGGGTTCCCAACTCAACCACACGTTCCCGAACATCGCACCCTCTCCACCTGTAGCAGTCACGTTCAGGGGCTGGTAGGTCGTCCCTGAGTCTGCCACGGAAACAGTCTTCAGAATCACTTCTTCTACATAACTGTCAATAAAGGTCGTGGAGTCTTTTGCCCTGACAATAATAGCGTACTCTATACCTATATCCAGACCACTAAACGTGATAGGAACCTCGAAGGGGTGCTCGTCCGTGTTTTCTATCGGCCCGCCCGCTACAGTTGTTTCTTCTGACCCTGAAGATGGTCGATACGAAACAGACCAAAAAGACAAATCGCCGTCCTGATCGGTGATAGTTCCTTTGACGATGTACGGAACACCCGCTAGGGGGGTGGGCTCTAACGTACCCAAGGATATCTTCGGGGCGTAGTACCTGTCCACGGGGAATTTAAACGCTACGGAAGGATCGGGAGCGTCAGTGATATCACGAGTCCTATATACGTTAAACGGTACGGTCTTGAAATAAGCGTTGTCTTGATTACTTGCTAAAGCAGGGAATTCAGGGTGGCTATATATGTTCAAGGAAGAACGGCGCACGAGCCACGCCTCCGCCCCCGCGCTGAAGGAGTGCTTGCCGGACGAAAACCGCCCACGTTTAACAGTCACGTCGTACTGGTCGGGGGATACAAGGGTTAAAGCTACGACGGACATGACCTCCATAATGGCGAAGCCGTTGGTATCGTTTTTAATCTGCGAACCTTCAATCTCTGCTGCGATTAAAAGGTATTGATTGGCTTCTGCGCTAACTTCACCGGGGGTGTGACCGAAGTTGTCGAGATCAAACTGATTAGAGATCGAGGTATTGATTCTCGGAACAGTGTCGGAATCCGTAAAAGCATCCTGTAAAGATGCCCGAACAGCAAAGGTTCTCTGATTTCCGATGGCGGGAAACTCCCCCGCGCTGTTGTCGGTATCGAACAGTACACCGTACCCGACAGTCATGTTGTCTGCTCGTTGGGCGAGTATCGCCACCCCGTACTCGGTTTCTGACAAAGAAGGGGGCAGTTCCATCGGTCGGACGTAAACGAAAGCCTCCGGCTTAGGGAATGTGATCGTGTCCGGCGTAGGCGTGGCAATGTCAGGGGTGTACGTCAGCGGGACGAGGTTCGTCTCTGCTTTGAACGTAAGTCCTTTCGCACCAACCTGATTACTTGTTTTTTCAAGTAGGCGACAGACCTGCACAGCTTGAACTCCCCCCGGCTCAATATCCACGTCGAGACGGAACAGATCCCCCACGTTCATGGTGCTTGCTTTTGCCCGTCGAACGGCGAGTTCTCCGCCTAGCGATGGACGGGAAAGGGTTTTCGACCACTCTGAAGCGTGTGCTATGGCTTGTTCTCGTCGGGTGATCCATAGTCTGGACAGTGTTCTGCGCGAAGGTTCTCCTGTAAGTGCTACAAGACTCAAGTCCTCGTATTTGTCCGACGAACGCTTATAAAGTTTCTCACGATCGGAGAATGTCACTACGAACCCCGTAGGGATGCCGCTCCAACTCTCAGCCTCCATATCAGGGGATTCTGTTAAATCTTCAAGGGTGATGAGGGGAAGGGCTGTAATTTCCTCGTCCGTAAGGGGTACACCGTGATTCCAGTAAGAAGCATGGATCAGAGAGTCCTCCGCACCCCATACCAAGAAAGAGTCCGACACATCCGTCATATCGTTCAATACAGCACGGAGATGCTCCTGCTTATCGAGGAAAGGCGAACAATACATTAAGTCTTTATTCAGGTGGATAGCCGTGGCTGTGTTCTGGAACGATGCAGGATTAAAAAGGGAGGGGGACATGCCCAAACCGTAGCGGGTATTGGTTAGAAGTTCCGCCACAGCGCACAGAGGATTGTTCTGTCCATCGTCCAATATACGAGCGGAAGCAGAGGCGAACGGCTCCACAGCCTGTCTGCTCACTACAATCTCTACGTTCGGTGCCGTGACCTTTTCCCTACCGAAAAGGATATCTCGGAACTCAATAAATGCGACCCCTCGGTAATCGGGATGGCCTTCTCCTTTGTCGTTGTTGGAGGCTTTTAAAATAGAATTTCCATTGAGTGTCTGCGTTTCCGTCCCCCAGTAGAAATGAAAATCTCCGTACCCTGCTATCGTGTCCTCGAAAGGGCCGTCCGACCCGCTCCGATCTACATCCCCTTTCCACACCTGCTCGCCATCAAACGAGATAGAAACAAGCACGTCCACAGACCCCATGCACACCGCTGCCGCTATGCTTCCGTAATAGTCGTAAACACCCGTATCTGCTCCTCCTCCTTTTTTACCAGAACCCCCCTTTTTTCCTGTATCAGCTTCCACTTCAACCGTACGTTGGTTGTACGTGTTCGTAAGCCAATTAACCCCTACCTTGCGTGTTCCAGCGATATACGGTACGGGTATAGATTCTTGGGAGGTGCTAAACTCCTCAGTTTCTGTTCCGCCTATAGTAGGTGTCGTTGCTTCACTCATTCTTGCCATCTCCAAACTTTAGATAAACGACCCCCGTACGTGGGGCTGTTCAAAGACTTGTATGTTGTACCGAGTCCTTTCATCGAGTGTATAAAACGTGTGTCAGAGACCGCAACACCTAAATGGTGTATGCACGACCCGAGCTTAAACCCGAGAAGGTCGCCGGGAAGAATAATTTTTTTCGACCGTAGGCAGATGAGATTATCCACTTCCTTGATGTGCTTCATAATGAGGCTGTCTCTATGCACCCCACTCCACCCCATATTCGCCACGGGTGCGCGGTAATCGAAGTCGAGTCCGCATTCCTGATAAATAGATTCTGCGAGCATCTGACAAGACACTCCGTGTCCTTTTACTCGTCCGTTTGGAACGAAGGGTGTCCCGATCCAGCTGTCCGCTGAGACGTGGAGGCGTTTAATGCGTTCGGGAGTATTGAACCACGAGGAAGTCATTACTTCTTCCCTCCTTCAGAGTGGTCTTTATTGATTTTCGCCAAGGAAGGATTCCCTATAGGCACGAACGGAAAGCCCCCGAAACGGGAGTAGTTTCCGAATTTACCTTCTTCGTTGTAGGTGGTTTCGTATGCTTTACACGTTTCTTTTCTACCATCGCACCCCGCCCAGATCCCCGCTGTCATAGATGCGGTTACATCTTTTAGGGGGTGTCTGATCGTTAGGATTAGGTTCGACCCGTGGATTTCAGAATCCAAGATACCCCTGCTCTGGTAAGTGTCATCCTCTCCGAACTCAATCTTACCCCCCGCGAAATAATGCTCGAACTGAGTGGTAGATGGTCGCGGCTGTGTCGGGGACGTGTTCGTAAACGTGGGAGTCGTCACGAGGATTTTGTAAGGATAGGTCGCACCATCATAGGTGTAGGGGTATTCAACCACAGTAGCACCCATTTTCCAATCAGCAGATAAGAGGCCGCACGGAGGGCTAAACACAAGAAAGTTACAGGTTGGTTGCATGAGAACATTAGGCACCATCCTGTCAAACAGAGTGCTGATACCGTCGCACCGTGCTTGGATCATAGGGCCATCGGTACTGACCGACGACACCTGGCCTTTAAACACCGTGGTCGTGGAGGTAATGACCCCTGTTGCATCAGGCGCACACTCCTTAATTGTGATATGTAGAACAGATTCGAGCTGTAAAGGTATAAAAAGCCCGAGAGGGTTATTCTCGAAGATACGAGACTTTAACGTCACATCCGTCTTTTCAAGGTTTACGTTCTCTAATATGTCAGAGTGTTCAAAGTGCCGTGCTTCCCATTCGTCCCCGCCCGTGATGGAGATATTCCGTTCGTGGCTCGTGAATCGCCAAGTGTCGTGATTATCTGTATCAAACTCGTACAGATACGCCACCGGAGCTGTAGCCCCTGAATCATATTCGGCGTACTCTTTCGGGACTTCAAAGAACTTAACGGAAGCCGTGGCGAGGTTATCCGTTACGAAAGACATCTCAAACGTCGTATCTTTAAAACGGGACAGGAGCAAGGGGGAAATACTCGAAGTGGAAGGAGTATACGTGCGGTCTACAGGCTCGGTGAGGGTAATTACGTTGTCTGCATTAGAAGCGATCTCGAAGCCGGAAGCCGTGCCGTCTTTTAAGAGCGCGAGGAAGCCGTCCCCACCTAAGCCATCTCCGTTGTCCACGGGGAAGGAAGAAGGGAAGGTTGAGGACACAGCCAGTGAGCCGGAAAAGGAGCCAAAGCCCATCAAAGAACCTGCTACGTAGGTTCCATTATACGCCACGGTCGGTCTCCCGCCCCACGGGTTCGTGTATCCGGTTGCTGTGGAAGGGTAGTAGATGGTAGCTGGGGTGTTATCAAAAGCATAAGATCCGAGATCAGGGGCGTCGCCTTTCATCACGATAGATGCGAGGGATGTGCAGCTAG